GCGCCAGCTTCTCCTTGAGCCGCTCGCCGAGCCCGCCGAGGCCCTTGCGAGCGACGTCGAAAAAATCAGCGTAGTGGACCTCGATCGCGAAGGCCGCGATCCGAAGCGCGGTGAGGAGCTTGCCTTGGAACTCGGTGTCGAAGACCGGCAGAATCTGCGTCTGAACGCCACCGGCCTTCTGGATCAGGGTTGTCGCCAAGAGGCCTCGCAGCAGCGCCGTCACTTCCGCGGGCTTGATTCCGCGGAGCGAAGCAGCAAGCGCGACGGCCAGCTTTTCGCTCTCGCCACCGAAGAGGCCCAGCACTGGAGGCCCGACCAGCGTCGTCAGGGTGGTGAGATGCTCGAGCGCCTGGAACGCTGGGAGCGGGGCAACGGCAACGGTGTAGGTGTCGATCTGCTTCGTCTGCATAGGTGGGGTCCCTTCCTGAAGATGTTCTGCCGGGCACCCTACCGCTCAGCGAAGACTAGATCGACCCGCCGATCACGCCGTCGAGCTTCGGCACCATGATCGTCCACTGCCGACCGGTGACTTCCTTCGCGAACTCCACGTCTGCCGGCTTCAGGATGAAGGCCTCGTCGCCTCCGAGCACCGTTCGGCCCAGGTTGTCGGTGATGCTCAATGCGCCAGGAGGAACGCCCGTCAAGAAGTCGACGTTGTGCAGCGCCGAGAGGACGTCGTTCGAAGGACTGGTCGCCAGCAACGTCACCACCACCCGCCCCATGCGGTTGGCGTTCCGAGCTCGAGCCACTCGCCCATCGGCGCCGGTGATCGGCAGCCAGGTGTCCTCCTCGCGAGTCACCTCGATGAAGCTGCCGTCCATGTAGCCGGTGATCAGCTGTCCCCCGATGACGAGGTTCACCTGCGAAGGGTCGAACGTGTCCATGCGCGCTCCGAATGCTGCGACTGCGGGTGAAGTGGAATCAGACCGTCACGGTTCCGGCGATCTCGACCTTGTGGATCGCGCCGGCGTAGACGGCCGAGAAGCTGACGTTCCGCAGGACGCGTGCAGCGCGGTCGGCATCCGAAGCGCTCGCGGCCTTCGGCACGGTGACGCTCCAGCCGGCATCGAGGGCCCCGCGCGCCTCATCGGTCTGCAGCTGGCCAGCGATCTCGTTCCGGACGATGGCGATGCCCTTGTCGGTGTAGGGGACCTTGTTCCCGATCGAGAGCTTGCCGAAGACGCGCTCTTGAATGCGGGCCTCGAGGTAGTCGAGGAAGCGCACGAAGTCGATGAAGGACCCGCTGGCTACGTACCCCTCCTCAAGCATGCTGACGCCAGCGGTCGCCTCGTAGAAGTTCGTCTTTTTCGCGCGAAGGTTCGACCGCTGCGTCGAGGTGTAGACGCCGACCGGAACGCCGGCGAGCGTCTTGAACTTCCACGTCTCCTCGCCTGGCGTGATCGGAAAGCACCGCCCCATCGCGCCAGCGTCGGCGAACGCCTCGCTTGAGAAGGCGTCGATGAGCGCCGTCTTGTCGTAGCCCAGCGCGACGAGCGACTCGCCGATGTCGTCGATCCCCGACGAAGCCGTGTTGCGAACGGCCGAGTCGATGGTGCTCGCGATGTAGAGCCGCTTGTTCGCCTCGATCCAGGCCGCGGCCGCCTCGACGTACGCCTTCGAGTTGAAGTGCGTGAGCAGGCCGTACCAATCGCTCCGCTCGAGCACGATGGCTGCGAGGTCGGTCGCCACGCCAGGATCGGCATGCGTCTGCGCGAGGCCGATGTTCACGTCGGTCGCCTCGACCGAGAACCAGGCGCCGGGCGTGTTCGCCTGAATCCGCATGAACGTCGTCTGGTCGGTGACCGTGATCGGCAGCGACAGCGCGTCGATGACTGCCTTCAGCCCGAGGATGATCTCGTTGAGCGTCGCCGTTCCGTCTGACGTGAAGACGACCTCGACCCCGTTCACCTTCATCCGGTAGGCGTAGGAGTTCTGAACGATGGGCGTGACGGCCACCTGGAGCGTGGGCTTGAGCGCAGCCCGGCCGATGAGCAGCTTCGGAGGCCGCGGGTTCTGGCCGAACACCTTGGAGGCTTGCTTGTACTCGGGCGTGGCAGCCGCGAAGTCGGCCTGAACCTCGGCGATGGAGGAGTACTCGCGCACGCGCTCGACCCAGGCCGCGGAGTGGCTCAGGATCAGCGGCACGCCGAAGCCCGCTTGCTGCACCGCGGAAACTTCGCTCGTGATGGTGACCTGCACGACGTCGCTCAGCGTGCCCATTGGTTTCTCCTGGTGAAGAGTGAAGCCACCTTATCCGACGCGATCACGCGTCGTCGATGGTTCCGCTTGTCTCGACTTCTTCGATGTACCCGGTTCGCTCGGTCGCCTCTTGCTTGACGAGCATTCGAACGCTGGCGACAGCCCGATCCTCGTGCGCGGCAGAACGAACCTGAGGAACGCGCTGAATGCTGCCTTCCTCGAGGACGCCGAGCCCCGCCGCGTTCAGCGCGTCTCGGACGGATGGCAGAGCCAACCCAGCAAGCACCGAAGCCAGAAACCTTCGGGCTGTCATCCCGCTTCCAGTAGTCGTGGGTGCAAACGCTTGGAGATCGACCACGACCTCGAGCATCTGCTGCGCCTTGAACTCGACCTCTTCGCCAAGCGGGCGCCCAGCGTCGAAGTCATGCTGCAAGGCGGCCTGCCCGACTCGGTTCCCATCGCCGATCCGAATCGAAATACGCGGTGCCACTTCGGAGAATGGGAGGTCTTGATCGGCGAAGTAGATGCTGTCGGCATCGATGCCAGCAGTCGCTACGACCCAGGCGCGAACGGCGTCTTCGATGGCGTCCCAGGCGATCACGCGAGAACCCTCACCACGGTCGCGTTGAAGAAGTTCGCGAGCTTGTTCCAGCGTCGCACTGACAGCACTTCGAAGTCAGCCCCGTCGATGGAAATGCGGTCGGCTTCGGTCCCGCTCTCAGGTTGGGCAGGCCTCAGTTCCGATCGCGTGTAGACCGTCATCGTCTCTCGCGAGCGGAGCCCTTCTGGCAGCCGCTCGACCTCTCGGCCGGACGCTGGTTGAACCGAAGCGATGATCTCGAACGTCGAAACGGCGGGAGCGACGCGCCTCCCGTTGACTCGCGTGGTGACGGCCTTTCGAGTCACTTGGTAGCAGCCCGACGCCAGCATCTCGATGACGTCTGAGAGGTCTCCGACCTGGTTGGTGCATGCGTCGGGCGCAGGCGTTGCCGGAATGGCTGGGGCCACAGGCGTTGGCATCAAGCCAAGCGCGAACGAGTCCTGGAAGAAGAGCGGCTCAGCGCCGGCCGGCGATGCTGCGATGAACGCCATGTCGCCTTGGGTGAGCAGCGTCAGGCTCGGCCGAACGGCCATCAGGTACGGACGCACGGGCTGAATCGTCAGAGCAGGCAACGGACCGATGTAGCTCGCGATGGAGGCGGGAGCCCCAGCCCATGGTTCACCTTCTTCATCGAAGAGCGCCCACACCGACAGCGGGTTCGCCGGCGTGGTGACGGCTCCTGCGATGAACGACGGGAACCCTGCTCCGTTCCGAATCAGGTACGCCACGCCGTCTTGAAGGTCGGCGTTGGGCGGCTCAAATCCGTATTGGCCACCTCCAAGGTTCTGGATCGCCGGCTGCGACCTCGCGACGAGGTCTTCGTCGATGTAGTCGACGAACTCGATGCCGCCAGGTCCGATCGGCAGCGAGTCGGCCGGCTGGCTGTTCTCGTCGTAGACCGCCCAGGAGATCATCGAACTACCGTCCGATCCAGGAACCGTAAGGCGAAAGCGGCGTCACCTGCGGCGCGAAGCCATCGATGGCTGCGATCGTGTACGCCGTGCCGTCAACGCTCGCCTCGGTCGTGACGCCAGACATCGTCCACGCTGGCGAGTTGAGCTCGAGGTGGGCGCCGCGGTCGACTTGCAGACAGGTGGTCACCGAGGTGCACGAAGACGCCGTCCCGGTACCCTGCCGATACGTGACCGGACCGGAAAGGCGAACACCTGTCGAGCACGTCTGAATTTCGAAGCCACCGTTGGCGACGTGGGCCACTGGGTAGCCGTTTGCCCCGAACAAAGCCGTGTTCCCAATGTGCAGCCCTGGCGCAGTGGAACCGGCCGGGCAGAGCAACCGCGCCTGGACGTTGAGATGTGGCGATCCAAGAGCGCCGACCTCGATCGGAGACCCCCCCGTGGTGGTGGCCTCGAGAACCATTGTGCCGCTGATCAACGCATTGCCAGAACTGCGAATAGGCACCGGGCCGCGGGCAAAGAGCGACGCCACGAACTGTCCTCCCATCGTGTCGCCAGGAGACGTGCCGATGAAGTTCAAGACACCACCCGAGACCTGCGCGGCGCCGTCCAAGACCAACCCACCGCCATTCAGACCTGTCGAGCCGCTGACGAACCCCCCCGCAGCCACGCTCAACGCGCCCAGCGCCCCTGAGGCCACAACGAGGCGACTCGAAACCATGATCGGGGTCGAGTTCTGCACCGAGACGAGCGTGCTCGAGCTGCCTGAGCTCGTGATGGTCAGTTCTGACAGCGCCAGCGATCTCCCTGCCCACGTCGATCCATGCCCAGTGCTCTTCCCTGTCGTGCGAAGCCTCAGAAGTCCCGTGGAGTCGGACCCGGTGAGGGTGAGCACTGTGGCTGGCGCTCGGATCGCATACCCGTGCCCAGCGGCGGGTGACGAAGGGTAGTTGCCCAGGAAGGTGATCACTGTCCCCGTGTTCGAAGTGATTGGGCGACACCGACACGAGGTTCGAATCTCAGCCGGCGCGCAGGTCGACGTGATCGTGGTGTCGCAGAGGAAAAGCCCCTTGAGCGCGTTGGAGGTCCACGTCGCGCTGGAGTCCGTCATGGTGTTGTTCCAAATCGGCGTGGTCTGGGTCCACGCAGTTGCGGTCCCGGTGACTGGTCCCATGATGCCCTGCGCGTCGGCGAGCGCGGCGCCGCGAATGACCATCACACCAGCCGCGCCCACTCGGTTGGCGATCTCGAGCGACGGTGTCACGTAGTTTCCACCCGCGAGGTCGATGAGCACCTGGTGCTCGACATCTTTCTGCACCTTGGCCAACGCGCCGGCCAGCGTGGCGCAGGCCTCTACGCCAGCGTCGAAGCACGACGCGTTGTCGCTGCCGGCGTCGCCGTCGACGAAGAGCGTCATCGGCGCCGTCGTCGCGGTCACGGGGGCGCCGCCGTTCAAGGTCGGCGTGAAGAGGCCTCCGTCGAACGTCTTCAACCCGGAGAAGGCCTGGGCCTGGGTGCTGACGAGGCCGCGCCGCGTGGTCGTGGCGTCGGGTGGGGGTGATGGAACACCGCAGAGGATCGAGGCAAGCAAGGCGAAGCGCATGGGTCACTCCTTGTTGGTGACTTCGTGGGCGATGGATTGGAGCAGCCGGCCGGTGTCGATCAGCGGAACCGACGAGCCTTTGCGCGCGATGGTCGCCGGCTTCAACGGGGGCTCGAGGCCCGCGCGCACGTGAGCGCGCATGTCCGCAACCGCGCGCTCGCCGAGGAGGCCGAGGGCTCGCTCCGGCGCCATCTTCTCGGCGACCACGGCTTTCACCAGATTCCCGACGAGCGCCTGCCACCGCTTCTCGTAGGCGTCGAACGCTCCTCGAATGGGCGCTCGCTCTGGGATTCCGGCTCGCGGAGCTCCGAACTCGTGGATCGCCATGAGCTCGGCGTTGGTGAGTTCCGGCCCGCGGTAGCCCCCATCTCCGAGAACGCCCACGCGCACCTCGAGATCCGCCATCTCCTGCAACCGCGCCTTGAGCTTCTCCAGCCCTGGGCCGGTCGCAGTCAGCTTCACGAGACGGCGCTCCTCGGCGCGAACAACCGCCGCAGCCGAACGAACTCGCGGCCGTATTGCGTCGAGGAGAGGATCTGCTCGGAGAGCGTCCCGGTCTGCACCGCGTTCGCGAACGACTTGGACACGCCGCCCGCAGAGATGCTCGTCACCGGCCCAGATGCCTGCGAAGCGCCTCCGACGCCCTTCTTCCGCTGGAGCCAGAGCGTCAGAAGGTGCGCGCAAAGCAGCACGCCCAAGCGGTCGGCCTGCGCCTGGGAAAGCAGGCCGGTGCAGATCTCGAGGGAAGCGTCGGCGATCGTCTTCGTCACCACGTCTGCATCGACGCCGGCGCATTCAAGCTCCGGCGCTTCGATGAAGATCTGCCGCATGGTGACGGTGAGCGCCATCGTCAGCTTTCCTCGTCCTCGTCGGCATCGGACTCGTCGCCTTCAGCCGTCGGAGTCCTCGCCGGCTCGATGGCTGCCAGCTGCTTCTCGATAGCCTCGAGCACCACCTTGCGGTTCTCTTCAGCGAACCACGCCTCGAGGAGGTCCTTCCGGACGGTGCCCTTGACGAGCACAACGGCGTCCTTCGGCGACTTCATCTTGAGCGAAGGGAGTTCGTCTTCCTCGACGACCTCGAGCGCCCCTTCGGCCAACTGGAACCGCCGCGCGGGATTCTTGATGAACTCCTCCCACAAGCCCTTCTCGATGCGGTTCACGCCTGGGAGCAACGAGAAGAAGCCGGTCGGCGTGTGCATGCCCATCGTGCTCGCGGTGTTGTTCTTGACGATCATGGTTCAACCCTTTCCCCTTCGAGGTACTGCGATCCCAAACACGAACGCCGAGCCGAAACAACCGGCCCGGCGTCGTCGAGCGGGTTCTCCCACTCCCGATCAGATGCCGTCGCCGTAGGCGATCGACAGCGGGTAGTACGCCTGCACGCCGCCCACGCGAGCGTGGCAGGGCACCACGAACTCGAGGCCGCGCTCCTGAACCGGCAGCTGCTCGAACTCCTGCGGCACGGCCGCCTGGAGATGGTCGGGCGTCATCGAGTACGCCACCATGCGGTCGGAGGGACCCGCGCCGGCGCCGGCCAACCGGTACCACGTGTCCACCATCACGCCAGGGTAGGTCTCCTGGAACCACTGAAGAATCGTCTTGTCGCTGTTCGTGTCGAATCGCGTGGTGCGAATGCGCGTGTACTGCGCGCGAGGGAGAAGGAGCATGTTCGGCATCTCGATCTCGTTCGTCTGCGTCACGATGTACTCGCAGATCCCCACCATGTCGCGAAGGATGAGCGTGGGCGTCTTGGCCGACCACAGCGCCGAGGCGCCGGTGCCGTCAGCTGGCACCGTGTACGACAGCGCGTTGGGCTGGTTCAGAAGCCCGCGCAGCCCGGTCGCCGTGTCGCCGACCGCGAGGATGCGGTCGATCTGCACTTCGATGGCGCGCCGCGCGGCCGCCGCCTTCTTCTGGTCGAGCGACGTGCCAGCCCGAGCCGAAGCCCGGATCTCCTGGAGGCTGTAGCCGTAGCTCGTGCCGAGCCCGCGGACGGAGAACGTCTCCTCGTCGGCCTTCACGTCCGACCGCGGGAGGTCTTCCGCGTAGGACGCGAGCAGCTTCGCCACGCCGAACTGCGTGTAGCTCCGCAGGCGGATCGTCTCGACGGCGTTGTCGATCTCCGGGTCGAGCGGGATGAATTCCCGCGCGCGGAGGTTCGGGTACTTCCGATCGTAGGTGCGGCTCTTCACGAGTTCGAGCGCGCGCGAGAAGAAAGCGTTCTCGCTGGCGTCGAGGTTCTTCAGGTTGCGGATCACGCGCTTCTGGACACCCATGTTCTGCTCCTCATGTGCGCCAGCCGGCGCGAAGACCTGCGTTCAGGGGAAGCCCGGAGCGCCTCGCGACGCTCCAGGGGAAAGGGGAATCAGGTGAGGCCAGCGACGGCCGCGACGTCGTCGATGTGAACGTTCAGGAGCACGAGGCCGTCGCCGTTCGACGCCTTGGTCTCCGCGAACGAGAGACCGCGGCAGAGCACCGCGGTCGCAGTGTCGGCGTTGGCTCGGACGGCGCCTTTCTGCGAGCCGCCCGCCCCAGTGCTGTGTCGCACGAAGACCTGCCCGCCTTTGGTGCACGTGCCCTCGAGGACTGCGTACACCTGGCCTCGCTTCAACACGTTGAGCAGGTTGGTCGGCTTCACGCCGGTCGCGCCCATCTGGCTCTCGCGGTCGTAGTTGTGGGCGTGGATCATCACGCCCGCGACGACGGAGTTCGCGTCCACCATGAGGATCGCCTTGTCGGGCGTGCCCTGGACGGTAGAGGCCGTCCCCTCGGCGACGACGACGCCGAACGGGATCTCCGCGGAGACCTCGCCTTGAATGTACGACTCGACGACATCACCATCTCGGATGTCGGACTTCATGCCGGCGAAGGCCCGGCTCTGCTCGCTGTACGACAGGGTATCGATCGGCATGGCTTCTCCTGATGGTGATGCGTGGGGTTGGTTCCCGGCCTCGTGCTCCCGGCCGCGTCACGAGCCGGCCGGGAGGGTTCCACACATGGTCGGGGAGGGAATGGGGTGGGTCAGATCTCGATGCCGCCGCGCTTGAGCGTGCGCTTCCACGCGTCGGCGTTGTCCTTCCGCATCTTGGCGTAGGCCGCCGCCGAGTCGACGACCTTCTCGTCGGCGTCGTCTTCCGTCTCGACGCTCTCGACGTCCTCGCGCGCCTTGCTCACAGCGTCTTCGTCGTCGGCCTCATCCTGACGGGCCTCGAACTGCTCGAGCGCGGCGTCGAAGCGGGCCTCGATGTACGCCGGCGACTTGCCGGCGCCGGTGAAGCCTTCCGACAGCGCCGCGATGACCTGCACGCGCAGCTTCGTGTCGTCGGCATCCAGCTTCGCCTTCGCGCCGAGGACGGTGCGGGCCTTCTGCTCGAGCTCCGCGCGCGCCTTCATCTGCTCGGCCAGCTTCTTGGGAAGCTCGGCGATCTCCGCATCCTTCTTCTTCACCGTCTCGAGGGCCTCGTCGAGCTTGGCCTGGAGCTTCTCGGCGTGGGCCTTCGCCTCGGCTGCGATCTGGTCGGCCTTCGCGAGCGCCTCGTCCGTCTTCGCCTGCCACTTGGCGAGCGCCTGCGCGGCCGCCTCAGTGCCGACTTCGTAGTCGATGCCGTCGATCCGAATCGTCTTCACGGGGTGTCTCCTGAGCGCCTGGGCGCGGTGGGTTTCGAGATCTGTATCACGCAGATCGGCAAGGGGAACAGTCGCGCCGATCAGCGCCTGGGGCTGCGAAGGGTGACGAGCAGCTGCCGGGGCTTGGCCTTCGCCTTCTCGCCTTCGACTTCCACAGCGGCGTCCATTCGGACTCTCGCCTCAGGCCCGGCGCGGCCGCGCTCGACGATGGCGACGTGGTTCCCGCGGATGTTCCGCTGGATCGCGTCGTACCGCTCGCCGTCGAACTCTCCGGCCGACTCCTCGAGATCGCAGGTGTAGCCGCACGAGATCTCCCTCGCCTTGCCACCCTCGAGCTTGGCGATGAGCTCGGCATCGGTGACGAGCATCTCGCCGGCGACGAAGTTTCCGTCGCGGCGAAGAGCGCCAGCCACGGCGCCTCGCGCGAACTCCTTTGTGTTGGAGGCGTCGAGGAACGCGGGCGGGTGCTCGTCCGTCACGGGGACCAATGCAAACGACTGCAGGGTGTCGTCTCGGAAGACCTCATCGGCAAGTCGAAGTTCGCGCCGCATCGAGCCGTCTGGGAGGCGGTAGGTGAAGACGCCAGTCCGGGTCAGACGTCCGTCGAGCCGCAGCCAGCCGTTCGCCAGCTTCGTGGGCTTGCGGAGGACTTCGCCTCGATCGAGTCGGTGATGGGCCATGCCGACCACCGTATCGCGCCTCATTCGAGGTCGTCGAGGATCGGCGAGAGATCCGGGTCTGCCGTGCATCGGCAGTTGATTGGCTGGCCTGGGTGCCCGTCGCTCGGCGGGTCGCTCCAGGCGATGCGGCGGCCTTCTCTGGCAGCGTGCTCGGGGCGCACGCGCTCATCGAGGCTGGTGCGCCAGAAGTAGTGCGTCACGCCGAGCTCGTCCTGCCGCGCGCGGTTCACGGCTCCGTAGAACTTGCCGACCTGATCGCGCGCGATGAGAGCGGCCCGGCTGCGCGCCACGTCGAAGCGCTCCTCGAGATCGTCTGCGATGTCTTCCCAGCGGCGGCCGTCGTTGAGACCAGCGAGCACGATCCGCTCGATGCGGTCGAAGGTCTCGGCCGGGAGCGACTTGATGAGGGCAACGTTCTCGGTCGTCCAGGCGCCGAGACGACGCCCAATGGCGGCGTCCCGAAGCGGAACCTCGACGGAGAGGCTCGAGCGGATCTGTTTCTGTAGCTGGCTGCGCTGGTAGTCGGCCGTGCGCCGACCGAACTCGCGAATGCGCGTGCTGAGCCGCTCCTCGTTGCCAGCGCTGCGGGCCTTCAGCGAAGCGATGACGCTGCGGGCTGCTTCAGGGCTGTCCTGGCGAAGTGCGTCAGTGCGGCCAGTCCAGGCACGC